CAAATAATACAGCAGTTGGAAATGATGCTTTAATATTAAACACTACAGGTTATTCTAATACAGTTGTAGGTGCTAATGCGGGTGATGCTAGTACAACTGCTGCTCAAAATACTTTAATAGGTTTTGATTCTGGTACAACACTAACAACTGGTAATGACAATACAGCAGTTGGAGATAGAAGTTTTAAATTAGCAACTACTGGGGGTAATAATGTTGCACTTGGAGTTGTTTCTTTAGAAAATTTAACCACAGGTGGTTCTAATGTTGCAGTTGGTTGGGGGAGTTTAAGAGCTAACACTACAGCTTCTAACAACACAGCAGTTGGTAAAAATTCTTTAAACGCTAATACTACAGGTACAGGACTTGTAGCAGTTGGAACTTCAGCTTTAACTGCAAACACTACAGGAAATTATAATGTAGCAGTTGGTTATGTTGCACTAGATGCTAATACTACTGGTGCAGGTAATATTGCTATGGGTTTAAGTAGTTTAGGAGCTAACACTACTGGTGGTTCAAATGTAGGTATAGGTCAAGGAGCCTTATCAACCAATACTACAGCCTCTAACAACACTGCTGTTGGATATGAAGCTCTAGCATTAAACACTACAGGTGAATTAAATACAGCAGTAGGTGTACAATCTCTTGATGCAAACACAACTGGTTCTTCAAATACCGCATTAGGTATAGATTCTTTAGGTGGTAATACCACTGGTGGTTCTAATACTGCTGTTGGTAGAGGTGCTTTATATAGTAATACTACAGCTTCCAACAATGTAGCAGTTGGTCTTAACGCATTAGTAGCAAACACTACAGGTGAAAATAATGCATCGTTTGGTGCTTCATCACTTACATCTAATACCACAGGTTCAAGTAATGTTGCTTTAGGTATGAACGCTATGAGAGATAATACCACCGCTTCTAATAACACAGCAGTAGGTTTAAATGCTTTATTATCAAACACTACAGGTGCTGGAAATACAGTAGTAGGTCGTATAGCTGGCGATGCTATTACTACAGGAAGCAGTAATACAATCATGGGAAATAGTGCAGGTGGTGGAATAACTACAGGACAGCATAATGTTTGTATGGGAGAATCCACAGGTAATGCTACAGTAGTTTTAACTACAGGTACTGGTAATACTCTACTAGGTTATCAAGCTCGTACAAGTGCAGTTGATACGGACTATGCAAACGGTTTTGGATTTAATATAAATGCAGTAGCAGGTTATACTACACTTGGTCAAGGAGTAGATGATATAAGAGCTGCACACGGTAATACAACATGGTCAACAGTTTCTGATGAAAGAGTTAAAAAAGATATTACAGATGCAGAAGCAGGATTATCTTTTATAAATGATTTAAGACCTAGAACTTTTAAATACAAAGCTAAAGGAGATTTACCTAAAGAGTTTGATGCTTATAAAAAAGGCTCTACAGAAACCTACAAAAACGAATTTACTAATCATGGTTTTATAGCTCAAGAAGTTAAGGAAGCTGTTGATAATCATCCTGAATTGCAAGATGGTTTTAAAATGTGGGATGTAAGAGAAACAGGTCAACAAGAAGTTGGAGAAGCTGCAGTAATACCAGTATTAGTAAAAGCAGTACAAGAACTGTCTACGCAAGTAGATGAATTAAAAGCCAAAATACAAACTTTAAAAGGAGAATAATATGGCACAAACAGTAACAGAATGTCTAGCAGCAGGAACTGATAGCGTAACATTAATTGACGGTGTAAAAGCTGGAACTTGGAACGTTGAAGGAATGGAGCAGTCTGAAATAAATGAAATGGTACAAAGAAACGTAGACCATTTAGAACTTATTTTAGAATATGCACCTGTTGATGAAGATGATGATACGCCTGATGTAGCTGGTAGTTCAGAAGATAAAACATCTTATACAACTGCGATCTCAACTGGTAAAAGCTACATAGCAGATAATTCTTAATCATGCCTTTACTACCAGTCACTCCTCCCGCTGGAGTAGTCACCAATGGAACAGACTACGCTAACAAAGGGCGTTGGACTGATAGTAATTTAGTGCGTTTTCAAAATGGTTTTCTACGACCTATTGGCGGTTGGGAAAAAATAAGAACAACTGCTTTAACAGGTACGCCAACAGGAATGTTTGCGTACATTACTAATTCTGGTAAAAAGGTTTTAGCTGTAGGTACAAGACAAAAAATATATGTTAACCATGACGGAACTTGGTATGACATCACTCCTTCTGGTTTTGTATCTGACCAATCAACTGACCCACTTGGCTACGGTGCATATAACTATAATGTCGAAGACTATGGAGATGCTAGAAGTCAATCTGGATTATTCTTTGATTCTAAATCATGGTCTTTTGATAACTTTGGTGAAGACTTACTTTTCTGTTGTGCAAGTGATGGCAAAATTTATAAATGGTCGCCTTCTGCACCATCAACCATAGGCGCACAGCTAACCAATTCTCCTACAGGATGTTCTGGTGTTTTAGTCACTAATGAACGTCATGTCATAGCTCTAGGTGCTGGTGGTGATCCTAGAAAAGTACAATGGTCATCAAGAGAAGCAAGCACTACCTGGACAGCCGCAGCAACAAACACAGCTGGTGATTTACAAATACCAACAGGCGGTAGAATATTGGGTGGAGTTAAATGGCAAACAGATGTCATCATCTTTACCGATACAGGTATAGCAAGACTTTACTATACTGGTTCTCCTTTTATATACGGTATTCAAGATGCTGGTACTAACTGTAAAGCTGCATCACCAAGAACAATAGTTAGTTCTGGAAACTTCTTAGCATGGATGGGTGAAAACTCTTTCTTTGTTTTTGATGGTTCGGTTAAAGAAATTAAATGTGATGTGCATGACCATGTATTTGATAATATTAGATATCAATATAGACGTATTGCTTGCGGTGGACACAACTCAAACTTTAATGAAATATGGTGGTTCTACCCTTCAGGGGATGCACAACAAACACCAAACAAATATGTCATCTGGAACTATGTTGATAATGTTTGGTCAATCGGTGAAATGGATAGAGGATGTTGGATCGACCAAGGTGTCTTTGATTATCCGATTGCATGTGATTCACTTGGTAATGTTTATCAGCATGACAGCACAACATTAAACAATTCAGAGAATTTAGGTGCAGCAGTACCTTACGCACAATCAGGACCTATCGAAATAGGTAACGGTGATAACTATGTGCAATGTAATCAGATACTACCCGATGAAGAAGCCAATACATTACCTGGTGTTGTTATAAGTTTTACAGGAAAATTTACACCACTCGGAGCAGAAACAGATTTTGGTAACTTTACTTTTAATAGTGATGGTTACACCGATGCAAGATTTACAGCCAGACAAGTTCGTATGAAAGTAACTGGCGATACTGACCAGATGTTTCAGGTTGGTAATATACGATTATATTTAAGAAACAGGGGTCGTAGATAGTGGCAAGAAAAACACTAACACGACCAGGTGAAGATTACGATAAAAACTATCTTAACTATTTAATATCAGAGATAGAATATCAAACAGGTATGACTTTCAACAAAGGTGAAAGAATACAAATAAACGGTGGCGATGCTACCGAATTAGTATTGGTAAGTCCAAATGGAACAAAATATAAAGTTAGTGTCGCAGACAACGGAACACTCTCCACCTCCACAACAGTCTAAAGAAGACTGGGAAGTAGAGTTTGAAAGGTTAGAACACCATATTCTTCGTGCATTAAAGCACCAAGATATGTATAATTTAACTGATATTAAAGAAAAAATAAGGGCTGGAGAAATGTTTATTTGGCCCAACAAAGATTCAGTAATAATAACTGAATTTGCAGAATACCCAAGATACAGAGTTTTAAGTATTAATCTGGTAGCTGGAAACTACAAAGAAGTAATAGAAATGTTACCCAGCCTAGAAGAATTTGCCAAACAATGTGATTGCAAGAAAATTATTGGTGGTGGTCGCAAGGGTTGGATAAGAAAATTAAAACCTCATGGGTTTAAAGAAATGAATTTATTAGTAAAGGAATTATAAAGGAATTATTATGGCACAAGCATTACCATACATTACAGCAGGAAGTGCAGTATACGGAGCTATGAAAGGTGGTGGAGATACTGCCACACAAAGCGTTGATCCAGCGACACAGGCTCGTTACGATGATTTATACAATAAAGCTAAAGGTATAGCGGACCAACCTTTTGTTCCTTACACTGGCCCAAGAGTAGCAGGATATAATCCAGACCAATTAGCTGGTATGGATGCAACCAGAGGTTTGTTTAATCAAAGCCAACGATATAATCCGCAACAAGGTTTACAAACTCTATTAGGTAAAAGTTTAAGAGCGCCAAAAGTCACACCTTTTACTGGTACAGCAACACAATTACAACCAGCAGCAATGCAACAGGCAGCAAACATAGCTCCAGTAGATTTATATAGCGGTGCTTCAGTTAATCGTGGTGCTATAAGAGATGTAAAACCACAATCATTATTAGATACAAATTTAAGTGCATATCAAAATCCTTTTCAATCACAAGTTATAGACAATACACTTGGTGATTTAAACAGAGCAAGACAGATGCAATTACAAAGCGACCAAGATGCAGCAATCGGAAGAGGTGCATTTGGTGGTTCACGTTCAGCTATATTAGAAGCAGAAACAAATAGAAACTTTGCAGAACAGGCTGGTAAGTTATCTGGTGATTTAAGAGCGCAAGGTTTTGACAGAGCGACATCATTAGCTGGTCAAGACATAGGAAGACAGTTTTCAGCAGACCAATATATGTCTGATGCAGATAGAGCTGTTGCAATGCAAAATGCAACTTTTGGTCAACAAGCTGGATTAGCAAGACAAGGTTTACTTGGCGATGTTGCACAAAATCAAGCACAACTAGACGCAAGAAGATTTGGTGCCGACCAAAGTGCATTAAACCAGTTTGGTTTACAGCAAGGCTCTTATAACAACGCAATGAACATGGCTAACATGGATGCTATTAATAGAGCAAGATTTACGCAACCACAATTAGAAATGCAAAACAGACAATTCCAACAAGGTTTATTAAATAACCAAGTACAAAATCAATATCAAAACTTAGGTCTACTTGGTAATCAAGGAAGATCAGCACAAGCTCTATCACAAGCTGGAATGGATGCTGGATATGGCGAGTTTATGAGAGGATTAAATTACGGTCCTCAACAACTTGGTTTATTGTCAAGCTCAGTATTTGGCATGGACCCAAATATAACAAAAACTTACGATCAGGGTAGTGCGGGTAGAATTGGCAGTGCAATCACATCACTTGATACCTTGTTTGGCCAAGGTGGAATATTTTCTACATAGGAGATGGTTATGAAGACTTATAATTTTAACGACCCTATGGGATTTTTGGGAATAAATAATAATCCTACAGGCTCACTTGGTATAGACATAAACCCTATTCTTGAAGCTAGAACAAAACAAGCCGAAGAGGAAGAAAAAAATAGAAAAAGAGCTGAGAGTTTTAGCAAGTTAAGAAACTTTGCAGAATCTTTACAAGCAATGAACGCTGGTCAATCTGGTAACTTTGGAGCGCAAGCACAGTTTTTAAACAATATAGATTCTAGAAGAACCAAAGAACAAGCTAGGTTAAAAGCAGAACAAGCAAAAAGAGATGAAGAAAAATTAATTAATTCTATGAATCCAGAACAACAAAGAATTTATAAAACCTTTGGAGCTAATGCTGCATTTCAATATGGACAACAACAAAGAAATGCTGAGATAGCAGGAATGGCAGAACAAAGACAAATACAATCTTTAGTTAATCTTGGTTACACACCAGAACAAGCAAACGCAATAGTTGTTGGTGGTTTAAAAGCGGACGAGGTACAGGGCTTAAATCAACCTATAGGTCAATCCTTAGAAGATATAAGAAATAAAGTTAATATTGAAAGATCAACTGTAGATGAAGTTACAGGAAAAGCACCAGCAGATGACTTGGCTAATTTATCACAGGCACATGGAAGTAATTTTCCTGGAGGAGATGCTTTTCAAGAAAATGTTATAAATAGAGCAGGAAGATTTATTGGTACAGAACCAGCAGATGAAACTGGAGCTGCTGTAAGAGGTAAAAAAGAATTAGATGAAAGAATCTTACAAATAACAACGCAAAATTATTCAGGAAGACCTAGTGTGTTTTTATTAGAACAAATAAAAGGATTAATACCTTCTATTAATACATCTGATAAAGATGCCGCTGAAAGTTATTCAAAAATTTCAAACAGGGTTGAGGGTTATTTGACAGATTTAGAAAGAGAAATAAATAGCGGAGAATTTAGTGGAACTGATTTAATTAATATGCAAACTGACTACAGAAGACTATATTCCTTATCGCAAGATTTAAAAACTGCTGTTGGCGGTTTATATAATACAAAAAGTGTTTCAACAGAGCCAAATAAAAACTTTGTATCCGAAGGAAAATATAACAACTATTTTATAAATAAAGGAAATGATTTTTAATCATGGCTACCTATCAAGAGCTTCAACAAAAACAACAAGCACAAAAAATATTTGAAGAGTTAAAAGCTGATGGCTTCAAGTTACTTCAGGAAGGTAAAATTGATGAACTTACTTTTAACACAAGAGTAAGAGATGCTGGTGTTGAGCTTGGTTTAATAGGACCTAATGAATATCCTGGCAGACTTCCTGGTTTTGTAGAGCCAGTATTAGAAGTCGCTGGCGGTATCGGTGGTGCTATCGCTGGTATTCCTGGAGGCCCTGTTGGTATAGTTGGTGGAGCTGGAGCTGGTTCGGCTGGTGGCTCATTATTAACAGATTTTATAGGAGATATAGTTTCTCCAAACATGCCATCACCTTCTGCTGGTCAAAGAACAAAAGATGCACTTTTAACAGGAACTATTGATGCTGGTTTAACAGCAGTCGCACCTGGAGCAGGAAAACTTTTATCATCAACTATTAGAAAAACAATATCTGGTGGTAAAAATGCAATAAACACAGGAGCTAATAAATTAGCTGGAGTTGTTCCAAGTTCAGGTCAAAGAGTTGGATTTACTGAAAAGGCATTAGGCATCACTGATGATGCTGCTAAAAAAGCAGAACTTCTAGGTAAAGAGGGTATTGAGTTATCACTTGGTCAAGCAAGTTCATCTCCTTTTGTGAGGGGTGCTTATGATTTATCAAATCGTATGCCTTTAGCTGGTAAACCAGGACAAGCACAATTAAAAAATGTTTTTGAACAAGTTAATAAAGCATTAGATAAAAGAATATCTCCATCTGCAAAACTTAAACCATTAACCGAGTCTGAAAGATCAGATTTAATTAAAGAAGTTGGCTTGGAAAATTTTAACACTTGGAGAAAATCTTATTCAACAGTTTACAAAAAAGCAGACTCTATAAATAAAGCAAAAGGTAATTTTTTTGGTATAGAAAACTTAGCAAAAACAGCAGATAGGGTTTACCCTAAAAGCAAATTTACAGATGCACCAGCAGATATATTAGATGTATTAGATGAGTTAAGATTATATAGATCAGATTTTAATGTTTCTAAAAAAGGTCTTACTAGTACAGTATCTAAAAATTTAAGTTTTAATGATGTTAAAGCATTAGACACAAAGCTAACAGATTTATCTAAAAAGTATGATCCAGCCAAAAGTCAAACGCCAAACAATTACGCTTTTAGAACTGTAAACGCATTACTAGATACAATGAAAAAACAGCTTAGGGACCCAAGGGATGAAGCTGGTCGTTTATATTCTGCTGGCGATAAGATGTTTAAAAACTATATGCAAAAGGTTGAGAACAAAACTGGTAAAGAGTTCCAAAGAGCATTGGGAAGAGGGTCTTTAAGACCTGGTATTGGAAGACCTCCTACAGCAAGAATAGAAGATTTGTATAGTAAAACTTTTGGTCAAAACAAAAGTCCAGAAGCAGTAAGAGAATTAAGAGCTTTAGTTGGTGATAAACAAATAAATGATTTAGCTGCAAATTACTTAGATGATGTTTTTGGTAAGTATATAAAATCAGAAAAAAGAGATTTTGCTAAATTGTTTGATGAGCTTGGTTTATCAAATCCACAAAGTATGCAGTATGAAGCTACTAAAGAGTTATTAAAAACTTACAAACATACAAATATAGATGATTTATCTAATTTATTAGGTGCATTAAGAGAGTTTCCTGAAGTATTACCAGAGGTAAACCAGTTTATACAAAGGTCGGGTATGCTTAGAGCTGCCAACTCATTAGGGCCAAGTGCTATGGTGGGTATGACTGGTGCAAGTGCGAGTGGTGGGGTTGGTGCGTTTGCTGGTTTAGGAATGATGTATGGTTTAAACAGGTTTTTATCAAGACCTTTTAATAAAGAATTAGTAAAGCAAGCAAATACTGGAAACAAGGAAGCACAAAAAGAATTTTTAAGAAAGTTTTTAAACTACTTACCACAATCATTACCAAGCGGTTTACCAGCATCTTCTATTGCAGTACAACCTTTAGTACCTATTGTTGAGGATCAAATACTAAATAACAACTAACATGACTTACCATGACACGCAAGACGGAGCGAATAGGTAGGAGTGGCGAATACTTAACCTGCTCAGTTCTGGCGAGAGAATCAGACACCGTTACAATAATGCCTCATACATCCCATGCCGATGTAATCTTTGAGTGGAAACATAAACTATATAGATGCCAAGTTAAAACAGTTACGCATATAGAGTCTAAATATAAAAATTGGCGATTTGATATTCGCAAAGGCAATACCACAAAAGGAAGACATTATAATAAAAATCAAATAGATATAATCGCAATGGTTAATCTTGAATACCAGACCGTATGCTTTAGAGCCTTTTGTGATTGTCAAACAACACAAATCACGATAAAGGACGAAATTATGAAATCAACCAATTCTATTGATAGTTTAAAAGAAGCTATGGAGTCGATTATTTTGGCGACTAATGGTCGACAAGACAAAAATGAGTCGACTTCTGGTACTAAAAAAACTGCAATAAATGGCTGATTTCTGGTCTTTGACCCCTTCGTCTATCGGTTAGGACACCTGGTTTTCATTCTTAAATATTATCCATCACACAGTTTCTCGACTGTACATTATTTCCCTAAAAACCCTTGTTTTCTTTACAAGATTCGATTTATAATTTACTTAATAGGTAATTAAAATACACGCCATTTCGACACTAAAGGTCGACTGTATGGCGACTCTGCTTGGAGGTACGAGTTATGGCTAGATATAAAAGAGATACAAAGGTAAACAATTTATTAATCACAGAAAAAACTTATAGAGTTTTCTATCGCATTAATGGAAGGAAGAGAGAACTTACTCTTGGTACTAGAGACATACCAATTAATGTAGCAAGAAACAAAGCACAACAAATACTTGGTGAAGTTGCACAAGGTATTGATCCGCTAAATACCAGAGGCGGAGAAACTTTAAATCAAGCGTTTGAATATTACATTGATAAGTTAATACAAAATAAAAGAAGAGTTGCTATGCCTAACAAGAACGGTAAGCCTGGCGAGTATGTAAGAATGTGGGATAAAGATGTTAAGAATGATTTAGGTAAAAGAAATCTAACAGATATAACTAGGG